GTCCATCTCATACACAGCCTTGTATCTAACCAAGGCATCCCTCTTGTCTCCCCAATACCGTTCATGTGTATCAAGGATTACTTGCAAATCTTCTGGCTTCATCAGTAACCACCCGTCTTGTTCCCGCCCCGAACATTCCAGGGCAGCGTTCTTTTAGACTTCTTAGCCTTCATAGCAGCAATGTGCTTCTCCATCATGGCCCTCTTCACAGAATGGGACACCATCAAAGGCATCCTCTCAAGCAAGTAATAGCACAAAGCCATAGAAACCGTCACATCATCATTCTTCCGTTTGGCTGCTTGAGGCTTGTCTTTGATATAAACAATCGTCTTCAACTCTTCCAAAACATGGCGGTCGAGCTTCATAATAATGCCGCTATCCACAACCTCTTTGATAGCCTGGAACAACAAGGGCCTTGTCCCTACTGACGTTCTAAACGGCTTTCCTTTATCGTCCTTATACAGCCCTTTGACCTTCAACTCTTTCAGCTTGTGAAGAACCCAATGCCCATTACCGTTTGACTCTACAATCACTTTCGGCTGGTGGTAACGGGTCCAAACGCCAACGATGACCTCGGCAAGCTTAGAAGGAGGGGTTGTATTGCTAATGAAATGATAAACAGGTTGGCGCGTGCTGCCAGAAACAACAGTAATCGCTGAGAAGTCAGTCTTCTTCCCCAAGCCACTACCAACATCAACGCCCAAAACATACGCCTCGCCCGGTTGCGGTGGTGCATACTGCCTGTGCTCATGGCTTCCCATGTCAACAGGGTCAATCTTATCCATAGCCACTGGATCAAAGAACTGTACACCACTCGACCTAAACGCCTCTTCAATCGTGGCAGGGTACTCACGAATAAACTTCTCTTGGCCTAAAGTCTTCAACTGCTTCTTGCGCCAACACAACTGCTGAGTCGTAATCTGTAGGTCTTCCTGCACCTTCTTCTCAACCGCAGTCGGAATATACCAGCCTGGAATCTCCTCTACAGCATAAGCAGCGTGAGAATACCAAGGGAAAAACACCAACGTCCAACCGTTCTCACCCTTCATGGCACCTTCAACAAGCTCATGGAACTTATCACCAGGCGTATTCGGAGTGCTCTCAATAATAATCTGGCCTTCACCAACGGCTGCCATAACCGTAGCCATTGTCTCTTCCTGATTCTCATAGAAAGCAAACTCAGACAAATGAACGCTATTCATTGCAAACGAACGAGTACCACCCTTACCGCTTGCCGTGTGAGTCCGAACCGTTGCTCCTGAGTCCTCAAAGGTCAACGTCCTTGAAGACGACTTAGACAAAGGCCTCCTCAACTGAACAGGCAAATTATCATAGAAGGTCTTCTCCATACGATGCAACTCTTCAGCAGAATCACGAGTATGGGAAATCACAGCATACTGCTTAGGCTGACTTGCCATATACGTCTGCCAGAAGTGCCAACCACGAACAAGCGTAGAGATACCCATCTGACGAGCCTTGAGGATAATCACACGATTGCTCGTCTTGAGTACCTCCAACAACTTCTTCTGAGGCTCATTCAAATCGAACGAACTCAACCGCTGACGCTGCTTGTGCATAATCGTCAACCGAGAGATGAACTGTTCAGGATCCTTCAGCAACTCCTGGACTTCAGGACTCATTGGAAAATCACCACAGCAGAAGGAAACGGAGCAGAGTTCTTGGCACCACCAAACTTCAAGCGACCTCTCAAAAACATCACTTCTCCCTTCATCGCGTAATCATGCCACCAAGCCGTGTCTGTACGGGAAGGAACAAGGCAAACAACCTTACAACCCTTCTGTGACTCCTCATACGCCTTCTTCATCCACTTGCCTATCTCACGGCCATAAGGCGGATTCATCCAGCAAACACCATCCCAGTCCTGAGAAAGACCGTCATCCTCCGGTGTAAAGTACCTTTCACACTTTGCATTGCTTGGAAGAGCGCAGACATCTAACTCAAAACTCCAAACAGCATCATAACGATCAAACAAGTCTTGAGGAGTAGCCCACTGGTCCGTCTTGCTGCTGAAGTGAACACTCATTCTTCACTACCCAGCCACTTCTCTAAAGCATCGGCACCACCCTTCACCTTCACCTTGCTGCCCTGCAACTCAAGCTTGGCTCTATCAAGAACTATCTTGGCCGCATCTGTCCGCTCCTTGGCCGATGAGTCCTCATTCGACATAACAGCCCTAAGAACCTCCACAGCCTCGTACACGGCGTATGAGAGCGCAAGCTGGGCACCTGCTGCCTTCTTGTCCTTGTACACTGTCATCTCAGCGGAAAACTCAGGCTCTTTGGTCCATTTCCATATCGCTGAACGGGTGACGCCTATCCTCTCAGCGGTGGTAGCCATGCTGTGCCCCGCTGTAAGTAGCCGGAGTGCTTCTTGTTTCTTCTCTGGTAGTGCCATGTGGAGAGCATAACACAATGTTTCCGCAGATTTTTTGGACTGTGTTTGTTTCCGAGGTTTGCATCACCAATAATGTTGACAACAACCGGGGTCTGTTTGGGGGGGGCCCTCTACCCTATTCGCTGTACTGAGAGCCTATTGAACATAATGTATGTTATCGGAACACAGGAACCTAATGATTTCAAGCACTTAGCTATCAAACCACCCCCCTATATGTAAACGAAGACCACCCTACCCCCTGCCCTCCGTGGTGGAGTCGACCCCTGCCCATGGGTCGATCTTGTTTGCAATACCCCGCTTGATTCTACCCTATCCAAAATCCAACCAGCCTCAAGACCAGCCCAATAATACAAATACTCCAAACCCTATTTGCTGGGCCTGTAATGCCCCTAGAATCGCTCCGAGCCCCTTAGCTATGCCATGGTACCAGCAAAGACCCACGAAAGATTAGGCTCTCAGTCTAGCCTTTTGACATTCACCACACATGCCATAATCATCGAATAGTGCAAATAGTCCAAATAGTACAGATAGTGCAAGACTTGTAAAATTTGTGTCACGTGTATCTTTTCATTTGACCTACTGTAAAGTGCAATGGTAATCAGAAGGGGTGAGACAGAACCAACCAACACCCGCTCCGCAAGGGGCACCACCAAAGGACCTAAGACCATGACCACCAAGACCCGAAAAGACTGGACCCTATACACTCCCTACTTCTCTGCCGACTGGCCTGGCAATAGACGCGACGACGGCAGCATTGTCACCGACGGTGACTTCCACCGAGAAGCGCCCATGCGCCAAGTCTTCCAGTATGCACGACAGGAGTTTCACAGGACCTCTTTCAACCACCACGACCTTAACAACGAATCAATCTCGCACGCTATGAAAGTGTGCCGCCGTGTTTACGCAGCCCGCAACTAATCACCAACCACGGATAGAACAATGACAAAACGACAGGAAATAGAGACCGACATTCACCAAGCCATTGAACGCCTTGACGAGGCTAAGCTACACCTAAGGCTCCACAAATTCGATAGAGGTAGCGTGGATTACTGGACTGAAGTCTCACGCGATACCGAGAAAAAAATCCGACGACTTGAGGTTAAGCTTGACGCTACCCCACCCGGAATTCCGGCCTAACCAACCAACCAACCAACCAACCAACCAACCAAGGACCTAAGACCATGACCAACCAAGAAAACAAAAGAACAGCAAGACAAGAAAAGAGAGATGCGCGACAACTGCAACGCGATGCCGAGCGTGAGCAGAAACGCAAGCACACAATCAAAAACGTGAGAGTGCTCGATGCCTACCACGCCAAGCCCCAGTTCCTATCGGACTACACCGAGGATGGAGACCGCCGGGTATGCAACCCAGACCATGCATGGTTCATCCTTGTCACCCTACAAGATGGAACGCGCTGGTTCTCAGTGGTCGACGCCCCGTTCGAAACTTACTTCAGCACCGATATGCGCGAGTTGAAAACCGGAGGCCGAAGGTTCAACTATGAGACAGGCAAGAGCAGCACCGAGCTTGAGCCCCTCTTTCAGGCTGGCCCCTCGCATGTGATGTGGACCGAAGGCCTCATTGCTAAGGCTCGCATGGAGGAACGCGCCAACAGCCTGCCGAGCGTGCTTGACCCTGACCCTACAGTATGGGGTCGCTGGCCCTATAGCGAATACGGTTCAGACGAATGGTCAGCAGAGATGCGTGACCTTGAGATGCGTGAGCGCCAACAATAGTCGAAACCCCTAACGGGGTCTACGGGACTGCCTACCCGTACTGATGAGACAGGCACCAACCAACCAACCAAGGAACAACATCATGTCTAACCCCAACATTCACATCATCTATAAAGTTCACGGAGGCACAGTAAGGTGTGCAGCGCTTGAGGCCCTTCTATCCACACAGATCACCGGCGGATGGGTAACCAATAGCCTTGACCATGCTATGGCTTATGTCCGTGACATCATCGGACTAGCACAGCAAGCAGTGCAGCCGGAGATCTACAAGTCACCGCGCCACGAATACATAGGTAAAGCAACCGTTGTAATCATGGTAGACGACAAGCCGCACGCCAGTGTAACCCTCACACCTGACAACAAGGTGATCACCTTCGGCTTCAAGTGGAAAGGCGGATTGAGGGAATGGGAGCGCCACCGCACCAGCCCCTCTTTATTTCGCAAGCTCAACGAAGACCAATGATTGAGGCTTGACGGCAGGGCAGGGGTGAGAGCCCCTGCTCTACAGTGAACCTTCAACCAACCAACCAAGGACCAAGACCATGACATACCAAGCACCAACAGTACCAGCTAGCGCCGCTATGTGGACAGGAACCACGACCAACACCAAAACCGGAGATATCCTCACACTATGGGTAGGCTCAAGCCGTGAGGAATCCAAGGCATCCTGCAAGGGCTGCCCCTTGTTAGAGAACGGATGCTACGCCCAAGGCGGGACTCCATCCATGGCGCATAGCTCCATGATTCGAGCCGCTAAGAATGGCAAGCGCTACACCCTGAAAGCCGCGCTACAGGCTAGCAAGCGGTCCGCTAAAATGGCCCGGTTCGGGGCTATCGGTGACCCTGCGGCACTGCCTATGGAATACCTGCGCAAGGCTATCAGGGCTGTTAATGCTATGGGCTTGGATGCAGTAGGCTACACGCATCACTGGAGGTCTAAGCCCGAACTAGCCGGCGTCTTTATGGCCTCATGCGATAGCCTGGAAGACTGCGATGATGCACTCGCTATGGGCTATCGGGCTGCTGTAGTCCTGCCATGGGACCACTCGGGCAGATTTACCACGCCCAACGGTGCCACGGGTATCGTCTGTCCTGCCATGGCTGCTGAGGAGAAAGGCAAGTCGGTAACCTGCAACGACTGCAGATTGTGCGATGGCAGCAAGCCCGGTCCTATCATCGGCTTCCCTAACCATGGACCCAAGGACGCACACAAGCGACGGGCTGCCAAGCTTGCCGCCAAGACCGTAGCCGCTGACCTTCTCTCTACCCTTGACATCTAACCCTAACCCTAACCCAACTAACAGGGGCGCAAGCCCCACAGGATATCCATCATGCAATTCTCTATTATCATTACCGTACCCACTGGGTCTAACGGGTGGAGCGGAACCATTCACCTGCCATCTATTCAAATGCATGCACCAACAGAGAGAGACGCTACCGCTAGGATGAGAGACATCATCAAGCATATGCCAGAAGGCACCACCTTTTTCATGGTAGCAATCTAATGCGCCTTTACTCACAAGCAATGCTTGGCCTAACCGCCTGCTATTTTCTGACCATCCTCCTCTTCTCAATCTAAACCAACCACCAAGGACCAAGACCATGAATAGAAAGAACCTGAAGGCACTCTACTTTGAGGACCATGCCCAATACAGCGAGGTGATCAGCGGCCTGATGGGCATGGTATCGTCAATCTGCCAAGCCTTTGACAACGGAGCAGAGCAGTGTCTATCCCACGCAGAGCAGGCTGTAATTAGCAACACCTATGACCGGCTCAGAAAGTTTTATGACTTCGCTTCTGAAGTAGAGGAAGAGCTTTGTGCAGAAGGATGGGACACCAGCTATTCTGCCTCTGACCAGGGCTACCAACCACCAACACGGGGCAGCACAGCCCCACTAATCGACTAACCGCAACCTATCGGGTGGGCGCGCTGCCAATAACCGGCGGTCGCCCACCCATTTTGTTGCGCCTGTCCACTTGAGATTGAGCGTTGATAGCGTACCTGTGCGGCGCTTCCTTGCTACAAGTTGCACCATATTTTTTGGGCCTGCCACTTGTGCGCTCGGGTCGCGCTCCCGAAAGTAGTCTGGCCTGTGTATGGCGTATACCTCTTCGGCATCCATGTGTATTTTTGAGGAGAATTGGGCCCCGTGCATTGGCGGAGCTTCAGGCGTTGACCCTTGCTTTTCTCCTGATACCTGCGCAGTGATAAGGACTGGCACTCCCAAGTCAGCAGCTAACTGGCATAGCATGCCGCTCTTGTGTCCTGTCTGTTGAACCATGTCACCAAGCCTAACACCCAGCCCGCTGCTATCCTTGAGCGTTTGAATGTAGTCAATGAAGACGACATCGAGTTCGCCTTGTGCATGTAGCTGCCTTGCTTTTGCGCAAACTTGTTCCACTGTTAGCCCTGTCCCCGTGATAGTAAGAGGCTTTGAACGTAACCATTCTATCTGATGGGCTACCCTGTCATACCAGGCTTCAACGTCTGCCCTTACGTCAAGGTCATCACCACCACCCTCTCGGATATCCGCTAACTGTTTTGTTTGAAGAGCCCATGCCCTACCGTCTACCTCTGCTAACGAGAATGCCATATCTTGCAGCCGTCGCGCCGTGCTGGTTTCAGTACCATGCGCGTACACCTTCAACCCCTTGCGCAGCATACCCGTGGCCATACAATTGACGACCGACGTTTTGCCCATACCACTACGGCCCAGCAAAATCGTCATACCCTGGCGAGATACTCCTATGAAGCTCGGGTTGTCGTCCCATTCCGGTATCCCGCTCGATATATACGCACGCGCCTGCCCCTCTGCCACCGCTGCCAAGTCATCTATCACATGGTCAGCAGCCTGGTCCATCGTTGTACTTGATAGGTCTGTGATATCACAAGCGGCTGTCACCATCTCAACGCTCGCAGCATGAGCATCGACCATACCCCGGTCAAGCTTGGCGTGTATCGCCAGCAATTTTTGGGATAGCTTTCTTTTCTGGCTTTGCGATCTCATCTCCATGACGTACCGACCAACGCCAACGGGTGAGGCATCATCAGCAAGCGACGAGATATAAGCAGCAGTGCCACACTCATCCAGCCCGTCGCTCAACACAGCACCAACAACAGATACCATTGCCACCGGCAAGCCTTGAGCCCAACGATTCAACAGCAAAGCATACAACGCCTCGTGCTTTTTACTTTCGGTGAAGTCGCTGGGCTCTAAGTCCAGCCTGTTTAGGCTGACCATCTCACCAAGGATAGCACCAAGCACATTCTTTTCGGCACTCACTTCTCACCCCGCTTGCGCAATCCCACCACTTCACGAACCATGTCTGGGTTGCTCGCCGCTGCATCTAACCAAGCATCGAACTTGCTCTCCCTCATTGCCTTGCCTGCCTCTAACTGATTGGTTCTCCAAAAAGTTTTGGCCATGCCTGGTGTGTCGGTGTTCACCCTTGCCGTACTGGTTTCCATATCCTGCTTCAGTATTCCCTTATGCTTCATCTCGTCGTAAGCATCCTCAAACATGGCCCAGTTTTTTGCTCTGAAGAAAGCGCTATGCGGTTGGTCTGGTGTAGTTCTCCACCACTTGTAAGCTGGATGAGTCCAGAACATTTCCCAGATTTCCATCCAGATTTCAGGAGACTCGGCACGCTTGAGGCTTTGATTGAACGTAGACTTCCACGTTGCATACTTGAGTGGCCTCGCCGTCTCTCCTATTTGATTGCACCTGATCTCATTCGCCTGGTCCCATAGTTGTTGGTTGGTTTTCTTTTCCATGTTGCTTCTCTCCTTATGTGTAGGTGAAACCTACAGATTGTTAATTAGATTATTCTTTAGATAGTTTACTGTCCGCTCTGAACACCCCAAGGGTCCGCTCTGAACACCCCGGGGTGTCCGCTCTGAACACCTCCCCCTATTTGACAAGGCGCAAACCCTCAGCTTTTGTGTAGCTTTCTTGTGCCTCAGACACTGGTCGGGTGAAGTCCTTTCCCTCTCGGTATATGCCAAGTCCAACCTCGAATACCAGGCAGCCACGGTACTTGGTTCCATTGCCCTTGACTCCATACGGAACCAGCCAACCTAACTCTACCAACTCTTTGCGTGCTCGCTTCACCGTACTGAATCCCATCTGGCAGGTGTTGGCAACCAACGTAGTACCAGGCCAAGCTAACAGCGTGTCATTATTCGAGTGATTCCAGTAACATAGCAACACCCTGTATTGATTGGGGGTTAGCCTTGCGCTTTGAATCTCATTGAAGAGTTTCCATTTATCCATTGGTGGTCTGCTTTGGTGGTGGTTGGTGTGGTCTTGTCGGTGAAAGCCCCCTTGTCATGCCCGACAAGGGAGCCACCAACCAACCGGCACGGGAACCCAATGGGCTCAACCGATTGAAGCAAGGGACCAACCTTACTGTGATTAGTTTATTCTCATTCATCTAAAGTGTCCACCATCCAGCAAAGCATAAAGCGCCATGCAGCTTGCGTCAGCTATTCCGTCATGCGGTTTTCTTTTTCTTCCTGGTGTTAGGCAAACCGTTGGTAACCTTTGCTTGCACAGCAAGATAGCCCGTCCCTTCCCCTGCCCTGGTACGTCTTTCAATACCCTCTTCTGCCATGTCTTAGGGTGAACAACCTGCATAGGAATACCAAGGGCAGCAATGACACCATGCCAAAGCCCAGTACCAAACCCAAGGGAGAACATAGAGCTAACCCCGTTACCTGGTCTGGCTTGCTGCTTCTCTATCACCACCAACTCCACACCAAACAAGGCATGAAGCTCAACCAAACAGTTAGCCATGGCAGCAGCATCATACTCTCGACGCGATCCCTTGCCGACTGGCAGCGTGAACATCTCTTTCGTCAGACAAATCCTCTTTGCCTTTCCTTCAAAGTCCAACGCCACAAGGGCACCGTCCTTGCCGGGGTCAATGCCCACCACAAGTCTGTTCATTTCTTCTCCGCAATTGTCTTGAGCAACCATCGAATATCCGCATCTGAAAAGTCTAACGCCTCAACTAAATCATATAGTTGGTGTGATGCTGGCGTCCTTCTTCCACTTTCCCAATGGCTTACCGCTGAGTAGTGAACATCCAGCAGTGCTGCCAAGTCCTGTTGCTCTAAACCCCTGTCAATCCTACGGTTTCTCAACATGCTTACGAATGTTTTCCTTGGTCTGCCACGGTTACCGTCACCCACCTTGCTTTGTTTTCTCATGGCTTCCTCCTTTTTTTTCTTGACCCAACAGTAAAACTCATTATACTTCTTGTCAAGCAACAAAAATGATTGCCCAACCAACCAACAAACGGAGATGAGATGGACCCATTAGGAATGCCAACAACCAAACAAGAGTATGTCGATAAGGTTCTCAACCTATCGAGAATCATAACAGACATGGGCAATACAATCTTGGCTAAGGACAAGCAGATTGAGGAGCAACGTGGACAGATACTCAAGCTCAAGAGAAAAGTTGCACGCAAGAATTTAGAACTAAAAAAAGAAAGGACATTGAAATGATTGACTTGAAACTAATGAAGAAGAGAGGATACATCATCAAACTACAGGGCAGGGAGTACACTACCCATGCTGGCTTGCTGGCTACTGCCCATGAGCATGGCCTTGAAGGTGTGTGGGTAGACATGGTTAGCTGGGATCCTGATGCACGAGCAGCAGTGATGAAGGCCACAGCCAAGGGCGCACGAGGAACCTACACAGACTATGGTGATGCCAACCCTACCAACGTAGGCAAGAACATTGCCACTGCTTGTATTCGTATGGCAAGCACACGAGCCAGCAGCAGGGCACTGAGGTTGTACCTCGGCGTGGGCATGACCACCTTTGAGGAGTTGCCTGGTAACGCCAAGCCTGACCCAGTAGCGGCGCCAACAGAACCGATGGCGCCTGCCGAACCTGAGCACCACCCTGAGTTTGTGAAGGACAGGGTTGCATTCATGCGAGAGCTACGCATTGTAGGCTGGGACTATCAAGAGGTCTGCTACTACTTAGAGCGTGACGGTAAGCCTCGGCCATCCGCCATGAGCAATGCTAATCGCATTCGATTGCTTGAGCATCTCGACACGATGGATGGAGTCGAGAGAAACAAAGTAAACAAAGCCTGGTTGCAGGACACCAAGGGAGCGCCCGAATGACAAGCTATGAATTAGTAATGGAAGCAGGACGACTAATGGTAGAGTTGGAGGAGTCAGGTGGTGTACTGTCGGAAGAGGCAGAGGCGAGGCTCGACTCCTTCATCAAGGGCAGTGGCGATAAGCTCGGTGGTATCCGCGCAGTTATTGACCGCTTCAAGATAGAGGCAGAGTTACAAAAGAAACTGAAAGACCGGCACGCAAAGAAGCAGTCCAGCCTCACCAAGGCAGCCGATAGACTGGGCAAGCTCGCTGTTTCCCTGCTCCAAGCAAGGGAAGAGATGGGTGAAGACCCAATGGTGGAGGGTGACTGGGGCAAGGTGTCCATCCGTACCAGCCAAAGCGCAGCAGTAACCGGCACTCTCGATGAGATACCTGTTAAGTATCTGGTAGAACAAGAGCCCAAAGTAGACAAGAAGCAAGCACTGGCAGACCTCAAGACTGGGGAATCCATTCCCGGCATACAACTGGTGATCAAGCACTCACCGAACTGGAGATAGAAATGAATCAAGTAAACCTTACAGGCCGACTCGGCCAAGACCCTAAGACAAATCCAACTGGCACTGTCTGCAACCTGAACCTTGCCACCAATGGCAGGGCTAAGGTTGACGGTGAGTGGACCAACACAACGGACTGGCACAACATCGTATGCTTTGGCAAGACTGCTGAGAACGTTGCTAAGTTCTGCGCCAAGGGCTCACAGATTGGAATCACTGGCAGGCTTCAGACCCGTAAGTGGCAGGACAAAGAAGGCAACAATCGGTACACTACCGAAGTCATTGCAAGTGATGTAGAGTTCTTAGGTGCTAAGAAAGATTCAGTCGATGCACAGGGAGATGACGAAGAACTAATGTTCTAAGTCAAACAGGCTGGCGGCATTCTCTGGGGAGAGGGTGCCGCCTATCTTGGAGAAACTATGAAAGCCTATGACATAACATTCCAGATGAGATGCTTTGGTTTGGATAGGGACGATGCCTTCATGGCATTGCAAGATGCAGTCTATGACAACCCAGACTTAGTGTTCACTTCTGTTACCAAGTGCAAAGAGGTCAACACTCGAACAAGCAAAGAGGAGATGACCATTATGATTGAGCACGCAATAGAAGAAGTTGTGCTGGCATTGCCAGAGGTAGAGGCATGAGAAGACTACAGTACCAACGCTGTGAACAAAGTGGATGCCTGCGACAAGGCGTCACCATGGTGCGTGACAAGAACGATTACTTCATAGCAGTATGCAAAGAGTGTGCAGCAAAGAGGAAGGTGCCCGTGGGTGCCAAGCAAGGGAAGCTGGTGTGAACCTTCCCGGCTACCCTCAGTTCTGCTCGGTGTATGGTTGTGGCATTCCCACCGCTGTAATCCTCAAAGGCATGTGGCTATGCCCTGGGTGTGCAGTCAAGGCGCAGCTTGGAACGCTAAAGCGCCTGCCGAAAAGCCAACAATCAAACCAACGGCTGCCCACTCCAAGCGAGAGGACCACGTTGACCAGACCGTAGGCACCTGAGACTTCAAGTGCTCGTTCTCAGCCACCGCCACACTCTTCCATGAGTCTAAAGAAACGTAGTAACCAACAAGAGATGTGGGTATCATCACGCCGTTGCATCCTACAATCCAACTGCCGGGGTCTACAAGGTCTTCTGGCGGAGGGTGGCCAGCAATGAATGGATATGCCTGGGTGCACTCATTAGGCACAGCCTCGCCCCTCTCAGGGGGGGTGGCCTGGGCAGGCTGTAGGCTACAGCACAAGCACGCGCAAAGAAGAAGCCCACCACGGTTCCCCACCCAGGCCATAATCATTTGAGCTTCTCGTTTATCATGGCTGCGATTCTCTCCTCTGCATTCTCAGCAGCGAGCGCAGCACGAACCTCTTTCTTCTTTTCTTTATGATCATCAGTGGCCTTGGCGACAGCTTGCTTGTCAAGGGAGGAGCCGTCTTTGCCAAAGGATAAAAGCCAAGCGACGGCAGCCAATAGCAAACCACCACCAAGACCAATGATGTAGCTCACTATTCGACCACAACTTCAGGAGCAGGTGTAGGCTCCGTGGCTGGCGTTACAACTGCGGCAGCAGGTTCCTCCACCACTTCTACTTGTGGTGGGGCTAACACGCATTGACCGAATACTGAACCAATGACAAGGCTACCTCCTACCAAGGTTGCAGTCACGCCATACTTATCTTTCAACTCTACTAACTTAGACATTCTCTTCCTCCATTACTGTGTAGGTAAAGGCATTGCCCCAAAGGCCAGCGCTTTTCTTCACAAGGTCCATGAATGTATACCATTCGAGAGGATCTGCCAGTACAGTACAGCCTGCACTCCACTTGTTTACCTCGGTAGATAGGTGCGAACCGCTGGAGTGGATGTTGATTCCGTACCACCCTTCCTCGCCATCGTCGAAGTTATCCCACTGTATCTCTCCATCCTCTGGGGTACGCCATACCCTGACAGGGCCAAGCCTCTGGCACAAAGCGTCGTACTGCCCTCGATGTTTATCGATGGAGTAAGACTTGTATTGGCCTGGACACAGGACCGCTGTTCCTTCAACCCGCCCAGGATTCTCTGTCCAGTATGTACCGGGGTCCATGGTACAGGTAAACTCCCGCGTCACCCATCCACCTGTCTCATCACGATAGACCAAGGCAATGATGTCATCGAACTCGTTTGGCCTGCCACGATGGCGCACACCAATGATGTTCAGATTGTACTTACCCTTGGTGAATATCTTGTAGCCCTGGGCTTTCACTTTCTGTAATAGCAACGGTATCATTCGACTGCCTTCAGTACACGTTCGAACAACTCTTCATACTTCTTGGTCATCGAGTTGAGTTGAGCACCGTACTTCTTGTTCTGGAAAATCAGGTAACCAATGAACAGACCAGTGATTCCAAGGTCGATTAGCTGTGCAATAAACTCAGACTCCATCAGCCTAAGAACTCAATGAGTAGTGGCATGACAATAACCAGCACGAGGGTAGCCCCTTGCATGTGGAAGAGGATTCGCGAATGATGCTTCACCTCTACCTCCAAGTCTGAGATTCTATTCTCGCTGACCTTTCCTTTGTTCTCAAGAACGGCAGCGCGAACTTCTAAGTCTGATACGCGCTTCTCCATTCTACAGCTTTCCCCTTAGAAACCAAGCTTTAGATACTGGCTCTCCCTCAGTGAATGAGTCAGGTTCATTCATGCTGTACTCAACTGTGAACGATCCGTCTTCTGGACAGTTGTCCATAAGCGCAAGGTTGCGCGTGTTGGTACATTCGATCAGCGCATAGGTAGAGTAGGAGGACACCTTGGAAGTGGTGCCCATATTCACAGACCAAAGCTCACCGGCTTCAACGTCTGTAACAACAGACTGTGCGCCACTTGAACTACTACAATCAATAAGAATAACTGTCATGTCAAGTCCGCCCGTCCCGTAATAGGCTGAAGAAGGTATCGAATCTTCTTGATGCGAACCTCACCGCGTCCGCCCGATGTTGTGTGAGTACCAAACCAAAGAGCGATATGCCAGAACTTTTGAATAGACTGGTTTGAAAACTTGGTGGCGTTATCAAAATATTGCTCGCTCAACGTAGCCATAGGCAAGAAGGGTACGTCATTGGCATAGCTCCCAGCCTGAACATTTATTGACGCGTCTGTGTTTCCTTTGCGCATTGGCGATGTCACATAAACAATGGCATTATGAGCACCTGCGGGAGGGCTCTGCATGTTCTTCCATGTGTAGTTCCCACTTATGCCGTTGTTCTGGAAGTACGACTTATAACCTGACTTATACATATTTATGTTGGTTGAAGATGCCGGGTCACCACCGGCTGCTTTTTGTACTTGGGCAGCGGACCAAAGATAGCCCGTCGTGTTTGGGTTTCCTCCTTGATCTGTCGTATAGCCTGCAAGTCCTGCCAAGCATGTGAGATAGTGACCATCAGCGCCGGACACTGTACCGCCAGAGATTGGGCCGCCATTAGATGTCGCAAATTCTACAGCAATCTTCAGTTGAAACTGCTCAGGCTGTAGCTGATTCGCAACCTGTCCATCCGGCATCGGAACCCCGGTTTCTTCCCATGGCTTCAAATGAATCGAACGAGCTATGAACATCCCGCGCATTTGACTGCCCTGGATTCGCATGTTGGCTGCGGTAGGCGCTTTGAAATGCATCTCGCTGCCGACTTTTGCTATGGTTGCGCCAATGGCCGTAGCATTGTCACCACTTGTAACGGACCATCCATCAGTAGGATCTAAAGGAAGCTCAACCCAATCTTTCCACGGGTTGCCACCGCCACCGCCACCACCACCGGCAGCAGGGGCAGGCTTTGTTCTGCCTGATGTGGGGCTTGGAATAGTGCGAGCCATCTAAGCCACCTTCTCAATGTCAAGACGGCCAATGTAAGTGTTCGTTCCTGTGTCGGGAACAACCGAGATAAACAAGGAGCCAACGCCTGGGCTGGTTTCTGGAACCTCGTAGAAGATACTCTCTTCATTATCAATAGAAGCGGCGGTAGCATAAGCAATAGCAATGTTTGTTCCTGTGCCTCCTGTTGCTTCAAGAACCTGGACAACAGCGGTGGTTGCTCCTCCAGCAGTTTTAGATACTCGGATTCGTTTGATTACTCCGCGAGGAGGAACACTCATTGTAATCTCTGAGGTTGAAGACGAGGTAACACCTGCCTCTGTTCCGTTTGATCTGGCGTATACGGGAATGGTAATCATTGTGGGTTCTCCAAGTGGTATCTATTTATAGTTTAGGTGGGGCAATAAGTCTACTTATAGGATTGTCGTCTAAGTCCGCTCTTCATGTGGCGAACATAGTTGTTGTTGATGTAGTCCACAGCAGCAGCAGCATCTCGCCGTGCCGCTACGCTTCCACCAAACCAAAATGCAGCACCACCCTCTGCGCCTTTTGCAAACTCAACGGAGTCTGGGCTGACTCCTACGCCAGCCAAAGCACGGGGGTAGTCCCTCATGTTTCTGTTGATTCCAGTAGTAAGAAGACCAAGCTGGAAAAGCTTGAACATGCGAGATGAGTCCTCATCTCTGAACTGGTATTGGTTGCCGTTGTAGGTTCCAATGTCAGGGCGTGCTCTTTCAGGGCTTACAATCTCAAGGTTGAACAGATCAATCAGCATGTCACCAGCACCAAAGTATTCAAATGCAGCAAGGTATTCAACAGGCATGTAGCCATCAGGGGCATTGCTGTCTCCCTTTAGGTGCATAATATCAAGCACTTGCTGAATGCGAGGGTCACCAAACAACTGCTCTGTTACCTGTAATGCAGCGCCACCAAGACCAATAGAGTCACCAAGCTTCCTGTCCATAATCATGGAACCTATATTGGTGAGCGTAGCAAAAGAATCAGCAAACGGAATACCCGGACCAAGAGAAGAAGAGTGCCACTCTCTGAACTTGTCAGCATCCTTTTTCCAGAAGCGAGTCTTCACCCAATCGGGATCAAGCACCCACTCTTCCATGTCCTTTCTTTGGACGTTGATGAAGTTCATCTGACGAGCCATGTTGTTGAGAGCCCTGCCGTCACGCATGAAAGCACCCATTGTTTCCACCATCATGTTGTAGCGGAACCCAACAAAGGCCATGTGTTTAGCAAACTTCTGCCGAACCCACTCAGGAGTAGAGCCATAATCAAGCAATGAAGCGCGAGACAATGCAGCCGCGTCTGCTTCTTTCATTCCTGACTTCAACGCCTGGGCAAAGACGGCTTCACGTTGCAGGTTATCCATCTCTTCAGCCATCATAGTCCAGACGTTCTTCTTGTCTGGCCGTAAGAACTCCCAGTATTCTCGTGGAGAAGGTGGGCCTTTTACGCCGGGAACCCTGGTTTTCATGCGCAACGGCTTACCATCAGGGCCAAGCTTAGAGGCTCTCACTACATCTTGAAATGAATCAAAGCCGAACTCAAAGGTTGCTTGTGAAAATCGTATGTTGTTCTTGGCAATAGACTCTTCAAACATTCCCTTTGTCCACATCTTACCATCAGCAGACTTGAACATGACTGCCGTCTCATCACCCATGTACATCATCTTCAACGGATCATAGGCACGGTCACCAGCAATAAAGCCAGACCTTCTAAATGCCCTAACCATTGATGCAGCAGCAGCGGAAGGAGTTTTCAACGCAGCAGTTAGGGCCATCTCTGGCGCTGTGATTGCAACAATGAACGGGTTTGTCAGGGCGTTTGTTCCAAGGAACCGTGTGCCTGGAAGGGGAAAGCCACCAAGGATTCCTGATATAGTTGTCTTTCTTGTGGTGGAAAGAACCTCTGAAAGCCAATCGAAAGCCTTTCTCTGTGCTGGCCTAAGCTTATCCATCTGCCCAAGAACTGCGCTACGCTTCATTGGTTCAGCGAGAGAGTTGGCAAGACTTGAAAGACGATCATCATACATGATGGTGCCATGACCAAAGTCCATCTTACTAAGACCAACAGGCTGCTTCATGTTTAGTGTAACTTCTCCCCTGCGGCCCGAAACACCCAACGCTGAGAACTGGGCGCGAACACTGTTCATGTCTATGTTTGCTACTGACTTGATATAGGCAGGCACTACAAGGCGCATCAACTCTTCAGCCTCATCGGGAGCAATAACCTTCAAGCGATTGTGAATAGCTAAAACGCTTGGGTCATAGGCGTCTTTTATGTTTTCATTCTTACCAACAACCCTACCAACAGACCCCATAGTGGCATCGTAGATACGATCTAAGTCATCACCCGTAGCAAGATTACCCTCTTTGAAAATCTGCATAACTACAGCGTTGGCGATTGACTGCCTGTGTGCATTGTTTGCACCAAGGGCTGCCTCGATATTGGGCATGATATCATCAACAATCTTTGGATCTATGCCTTGAGTAAGAGCAATGTCTCTGAACATTGCAGAACGCGCGGCACCGTCTGCCCTGTCTGGAACCTTCAGTACAATGTTTGGATATTCATCAACCAACTCTTTCGTAGCTTTGGCGAATGTGCTGTCAGTCAAAGCCTTAGTAATGTAGGCGGTCATCAATGCGCCAATGTTGTCCTTTCCTGTGAGCCCTATCCCCGCGATCACCTGCTCTTTGAGCGCAGTCCTTTCTAATGCTGCTGCTTTCTCATAAGGAATGGCACGGCGAATAGCCCCGATTGCGTCTTTTATTCCCTCAACAGTTATCTTGTCAGGAAGGCTTGCTGATTTTAGAAGGTCTTCAAGGTCAAAGTTGCGACCAAAAAACGTAGTAAGGCTTCCATCTAACGGGGCAAAGAAGATGTTTACAATGTCCTCGTATGACTGAATAGAAGAACTTTCACCTCTTGAGATGTTTAGAACTACTTCTATTGCTTCTTCTGGATCGGCTGCCCTGTTGGCTTCTCTAAGAATATCCTCTGCTTGGCGACCAGCTTGGTTTAGCTTGTTGATTGTTTCTGTATGCCACTTCTTGAATGCCGCTGGAGTGTCTGAAAGAAACTTCTCACCAGAAGGTCGAAACAAATCGCGACCAGTAAGCCGAGATCTTTTGATGCCACCGCCAGTCACAACAAAGCGATAGTCACTGTCACCCTTGAAGAAGGCGCGAGTTCCCTTAGCAATATCTTCTACCCACCTTGCCTTAGTAAAGGCACGATTAGTTGATAGAGATGCTGCACGAGCCCTGGCTAAATCCATTGGCTCTTTGACTGAGAATGCGCCAACTGGAAGCTCGTCAAGAACAATAGACTCTTTGGCCAACGAGTGCATCAGTCCATATTTCTCTTTAGGAACAAGGGCCGTCCTGTCTATTTCTTCGATTAGTT